CATCTTTAGTTTTAGGAGTACGTTAGGCGATGTATTAAATCTGTATATTCTGAAATATGGGTATATTAAAATGGCTTCCATACCATAAAAAGTATCGGCTACAATATTAGTTGATATCGATTTAATCAATTTTCGGTGTCTGTAGTATGAGCAACATGTTTTTTACGTGTACCACGACCAGATGCGCGTGCCAAAGCAAAGCGTCTATCTCCTTTATCATTCCGTGGCAGTTCATGTAGACCAAAAACTGTTGAAATACGTTCCTCTTCTGGTAGATATTCAACCTGTTGTTTTGTGTTTAGCAGTTTTGCATCTAACATTTTTCGCATTGTCGTTGTTAAAAGTGCTTTTTCGCTTTCAGTAAGCTTATTTGCAGTTGCAAACTGTCCACAAAATTCGCGTAATTTTATCCATTTCATACCACTTTCAAGTCTATTCCAAGGCCGTTTATATACTGCGCGTGCATCTTCTTCTAAACATTCTTCAAATGATGGTTCGACAACGGCTGCATCAGAATTATCAACAGCAGCACGTTTGCGCATCGTGCGTGCAAGCGAACGCGATGAAACATACCCTAATACTTTGTCAGCCGCCGATTCAATTACAGATGATGGCGCCACAGGTGTTGACATTTTAATATTATTTTAGCAAAACACATTTAGGCTGGGAGCGCAGCCTACTATTTAACTTAATTTTGCTGACATATTAATAAATGGACTATTCCGCGTTGGCTAAAGCCGACGTTATTGATTTTCTCGAAACTTATGTTGACACAATTAACGCAATTCCTTTAGATAAATATGATTTAGTTGCATTTATACACGATTTTATTCAACAATTAGAAGAACATTTAAGCGAAGAATTAGATTCATATGTTCCAACAGATGAATGGCTATGTTATGCAGAAGATGCAGTTTTAAATATGTATGAATTTTGGAAATTGGCAGCCGCTCCTCCATTATCTGTCCCTGCTACACCTGAACAGCAGGCACATGTTCAATATCTTCGTTCTGTGCCGCAATTTCAACAACGTTCCCGCAATTGGTATGAACAAACCAGGAATACATTAACTGCAAGTGAAATATCGAAAATAGTTGGCACACCTGGGGTGCGCAATGCACTTATTCGGTCGAAATGTATTGCACCACCTGCTGTTCCAACACCAGAAGAAGCTGATGCAGAAGCCGCAACGGTACTTGCTGCGGCAGCTGCGCAAGACAAAATCCTGGCCGATTGGGGTGAATGTTTGGCTCCCGGTGCGGCAACGAATGACCCACGTTTTTGGGGACAACGTTATGAACCCGTTGCTAAACAAATTTACACACTTGTCACTGGCCAGCGGCTATTTGATTATGGGCGTATATTGCATCCATATGTTCCGCGACTTGGTGCATCTCCTGATGCAATCGAAGCAGAACGATGTTTTAATGTAGAATTCAAGTGTGTTGTTAGTCGCGTACTTGATGGTGAAATTCCATGGGAATACTATTGCCAAATGCAATCTCAAATGGAATGTTGTGGTCTTGATTGGAGTTCATTCGTTGAAACGAAATTCACTGAAGTTGAATTGCTAAAAAGCCTACCAGACACCGCAACTACCTATACATCACTTGATGCATCTTTAACAATCCCAACATACATGGGTTGCATCTGGTTTGTTGCACATGTCAGCGCACCAGAAACATATTATTATGTCTATTCGCCGGTGTTTACAACGGCAGATGCCATTCGAAAATGGGATGCAGAAAAACATGTACCAGAAGGTTGGTCAGTTGAAGCCAAACGTCACTGGATTGTCGAACAATTCGAATTACAATATGTTCCACGCAATCGAAAATGGTTTGAAGACATGAAACCGGAAATAGAACAATTTTGGCATGATGTTGAATATTATCGTTTTAATGGATGCGATACCATTCTACCACGCCGTACATCAACTAAAAAGCCAAAAGCCGATGATATGACTTGTCCGGAATGGGATGTGATTGATGTGTAGAAAAAGGTTGCTTGCAGCAACCTTTTTCGTCTTGAATAAATTGGTTTCGTCAATTTATTCTGTAGAAAAAGGTTGCTTGCAGCAACCTTTTTCGTCTTGAATAAATTGGTTTCGTCAATTTATTCTGTAGAAAAAGGTTGCTTGCAGCAACCTTTTTCGTCTTGAATAAATTGGTTTCGTCAATTTATTCTGTAGAAAAAGGTTGCTTGCAGCAACCTTTTTCGTCTTGAATAAATTGGTTTCGTCAATTTATTCTGTAGAAAAAGGTTGCTTGCAGCAACCTTTTTCGTCTTGAATAAATTGGTTTCGTCAATTTATTCTGTAGAAAAAGGTTGCCATCTGCCAAAAATTGACGCACAACATTGCGCGCAGTTAATCATCTTAATTACCAATGCTGTTTCTGGATTTTCTATACTATACGACGATATTCTGCGCAGCTGATTATACTCTCACACGCATCCGTGCCAAAAATCCATACTATCTTATTCATTCGATTCATAATGCTTTCATTGTTTATTACACTTGGAGCGATATCGTTAATACTTTCATTAATTTCCAACATTTACCAACGTTTGCATCAAACTATGCTGCAGCTGTATTATGTTTCGCGCTTCATGTATATCATATCATAATGTATTGGCGCGCATTCAGGTTTGATGATTGGTTGCATCACATAGTTATGATTGCTGTTGCGCTACCATTGGGTGTTCTCCTTCCATCATCAACGCTTCTGGGATTTTCGCTATTCTTTACAACTGGGCTGCCCGGAGGAATTGATTATTTCATGTTGTATTTAGTGCGCAATGGTATTCTGATGCGAATTAGAGAGAAACAAGTGAATACATTCTTGAATGTTTGGATACGAGGCCCCGGATGTGTTGCGCAAGCAACTATCACATTTGTTTATTTATTGTCGTATGGACGAAGTTTGCATCCAGCAGTGTTCTGGCTCGCATGTATACCACCAATAACAAATTATTGGAATGGTATATATTTCATGGAGCAGGTTGTGGTGGATTTAGCGCGACAGCCCTTGTAATTTCAATAACATTAACTTCGGATGAAAGCTCGCATACACCAGAACCACCATGTTCAACATAACTCTTACAACAACGATAAATCGAAAAATCTTCAAAGAATGGTGAAGTTTCAGATGTATTTAATAATTTTTCTTGTTCAAATAAGTCACTGCGATTACTCAAAAAATCGGGAATAGATGCATATAATGTTATCATCTTATGTGGTAAGACTGTGACATTATCATAATCTGAACAATATCCATCATGATCTTTATCGAATACTCTCACATATATTTGTAAAAAAGGTTGATTTACAGGTTGAATTTTACCTAAACTATGCATTTCCATAGATGTTCCTTTGTATGTATTTTCATATGGGTGGCACTCGCAATCGTTTGTAAAGCAAAACGCTAATGGTGTTTGTAACATTTGTTCAGACATTTTATATTTATAAGCTGACATTAGTCTTATGTAAGCGAACACAAAAAATGAAAGAAAACTGTTTAATTATTTGTCCTATTATATAGGGGAAATGGCAGCAACATCATGGTTAACAATGGATGAAGCATTTACTATTCACGGGCTACACTACATACTTGAACAATCCGATCTAACTCTTGCAGAGCAGAACGAGCTACGCACATTTGCTCCATATGAAAATCGTTCAGCTCATGCGCGTGAACCATGGCCAACAACAGGCATTGCAGCTGAATTCAAAAAAATCTATGCTGTTTTGGAATATCTCCCGCAGAATGTCAAAAATGATAAACTAGCAACATATATGCTATATAAGTTACTTGATAAAATTCCAGCAGATTTCGGGCATCAACTACATTCATATGGATTCACTCGTCTTGGAGATTATGCAAAAACCATGTTCATTTACAATTGGATAATAGGGCAACTAAATTTTCACAATTTCACTAAAAAACAATTTTCATAAGACTTTTGCGCGACAATTATCAGATGTTTCGGATGAACTTCGAACATCTGGCTACTATACGATGATAGAGACACAAAAAGCTGCTCACATTCGTAAAATGATACGTGATGCTGTAATAAATCCAACAACAAGTGACCCAACAATTTATTCTGCGAAAATCGCTTTTACGTCGTCAAAAATTGAATAAAAATGAAATCATATGCTAATTTATTCTAATTTTTTATTGTTATTCGGGAATGATGCTAATTACGCGCGGTTTAACAATTATCGGAGGATTAATGCTTTGGTTCCACTCACAAGCATTTTTGGCATCATATTTAACTGGTTGTGGAAATCACGATACAATACATATCGCATTAACAACTTTAAATGACTACGCCAAAAACACGCCACTATTTGCGGAATTTCTCCTTGCATCATCTGGGCTAATTGTTGATATTGCGGCAATTACACTGGTTACTCTATACATTTTCGGACAATTATCGACACGAACTATTATGGCATTGTTTGGTATTTTCGGGTTTAGACAACTGTGCCAATTGCTTGTTGCATTGCCCGCACCTAATGGCATGATTTGGTTTACACCAAACATGCCATCGGTACTTGTTACATATGAAACAGGAGTAGATTTCTTCTTCTCTGGTCATACAGCAATAACAGCATTCTTTACATTTGTAATGTGGTCGCGGACCACCGACCACTTGAAACGTTCGTTGAATATATATTTAATTGTTCAACTAATCTGGCAAATCACTTGCATCATGATTTTACGCTCACATTGGACACAAGATGTCATAACGGCGTTACTTGTTGCATGGATTGCTGCGACCGCATAATTTTCTTCTACTAATAAATCAATATGTTGCGTCATCGCAATCGCCGAACACTTAAAATAGGTCGTCATCCACCTAAAACACTAAAAGGTGGTATGCCATCAGATGCAAACCCAATAGAAACTCTTTTTAGTATTGTGTCTGGTACCGATAATCCAGCAGAACTTAAAAAATTTGCTTCAAATGAGACGCTTCCATCTGGATGGGTAGATGCAGATGGTACAGACAAATATAATTTAACGCCACTAATGCGAGCAGCAAAAGCCGGCAACACGCAAATTGTTAAGATGCTCTTAGATGAATATGCTGCAAATATAGACAAACAAGCACGTATATCGAAATACACTGCGCTGCAACAAGCTGTATATTATGGTCATGTTGAAACAGCACGAGTATTAATTTTACATGGTGCTGACCCGCGTTTAAAAAACATATATGGGGAAGATGCATATTTTTTGGCTGAACATCCTTTTGAAGGGCCGCCATCCAAAACAGCAGTTGTTCTTAAAAATGGAGCAACATCGGAAATTCGAGAAATAGCTGTCGGTGACGAAAGTGCAGTGAGAGCATTATATGTTGCATGTCAATCTGATTATATGGGTGATGAAGCAGGGCGACGCGTTCATGAAAAATGGACACAGAGACGACTTGAAACCGACTTTGCTGACCCTGTTGCAAAATACACAGGACCGCGCACACGTTTTTGGGTCGCAACGGTTCCGGCTGCTGTCTTTAAGACATTAACTGGTAGAACAATTGAACCATTGCTTGGTGCAGATGGTACTGCGATTATTGGTTCAGTTGCTGTTCAACCAATTGCATCAGCTGTTGATGTGGGGGAAGTTATGCGTATGTGTGCACATCCAGGAATTAGACGTTCTGGAATTGCATCAATATTGTTATCACATCTTGAAACATGGGCGACAGGTGTTGGTTACAAAACATTGCGACTTACTACTCTTGCGCATATGACAGCCGCTATGGAATTCTATAAATCGCGTGGATACAAATTAACAAATGTTACGCGTAAAAACTATGCTGACGCAGTAATCGAATTGAGCGAATTTGAAAAATCGTTGGTTGCACCTGACGCCGCGGTAGCTGCACCCGCATCTGATGCTGCGCCTGCGCCTGCATCTGATGCTGCGCCTGCGATTGCTGCACCCACATCTGACGCTGCGCCTGCGGTAGCTGCACCCGCATCTGATGCTGCGCCTGCATCTGACGCCATGGTGTCAAATGCAAATAATGTATACAAATATATTGTAGTACCAAATGTTAACAGCCATCATGTTATTGAATCATTAAAACGACGTGATTGGATTGCTACTGATGCAACTTTTGAAGAGAATAAATGGGATTTTTGTTGGGATATGGATGGAATTAAACTACATGATGCAACCGATAATACACACATTCAAGTTGTATCGTGTCCTCCAAATGCCCATATGTTAACAATCAAAAAGAATCTTGTGAAAGCATTACGAGACTATTATAGTGCATTGAAGCGTCAACCACCAGAAATATATTTGATAAATAAAATTGATACAGGAGAATACAATGAATGGTTAGCGGTTTCTGCAGATGCTACATGGGTTATTAATCCTGCAACAGGACCATCCGAAATAATTAAGCCTTTTATTAGTAATTCTGTTGACAAACTGCGCGATTATTTAGAATCAGTTGTAAAACCAGGATTTGAATGGACAATTGAACGAGCAATTGATGTCAAAAACAAGATTAATGTACCTTTTTTAGTCACACATAATTGGAATGTATATGTAGCATCCTCCGTATCAACGCCACAATGTAATGAAATTATTTTAGATGCAATTTGTGCAACGCGGGGACAATTCGCAATTGGTGCAACACGCCCATGGTTTGCACTTTTTGCAGCTGAATTCACAATTGATACAACTGAACATTATTGGTTAAATATTATTCGCGCAAACCCACCACTTGATGCGAGCGCAATAGATGCAGCATTTGCTGTAATGCTTGACCGATATTTTGCGCCGAAAATCGCGACACCTTCTACTTCATGGGAATTGATATGGAGTGACACCGAAGTGGACCCAATGCACATACCACATCAAATTTCAATGTCGAAACATAGTATTAACGTTGAGACGATGAAAGCGCGAGGAGATGAAGCTGTGCGTTTAGCAATGACAGCAGATGGAATCAGCGATTGGCCAAAACCTGTCAAGGGAACAACAACATCATTTATTACATCAAGATTCATTGGGAAGCCCTAAAAAGAATAATATGGTAGTTAAAATAAATTAATGTCAGCAGCAGAATTTGTTCCAATTGAAATTACAAAAACAATGGTTTGTAACTGGTTTCTGTTTTGGTTATGTATTATGGTTGCTCTTGCTATTTCAGCCACAGTAATATTTACATTTATGATGCTAAAACGAAATACAATAGTTGCAATGAGTATGTTGCCAACATTATTTGTATTTGCAATTTCTGTTGCAAATACATATTTTGTTTATGCAATGTGTACTAAGTTACCCGAAGGATTCGTTTCAGGGCGTGCATAAATTTGCAATTTTAATTACAGGTGAATACATTTTTTCACATGGGTCAATTATCATAAATTCAATAATAACATGTACGGTTGTGGGGTTTTTCCCACGAACAGCGGTAATTTTAACAGATGTAATATGTTTATAAGATATCGTATCATTACAATCTTTCCAAAAGTCTACCATATAGTCTCTTGCATCTGATTTATTTAGAGTAATTGTATTAAATCCATGTGCATCTACTCCAAGTATCCAATCCGCCAAATAATTCGCCATTTTCATTTGTAGCATTTCGGTTTGAAGATTATCAAATGTGACCGCTAATTCTTCTTCTGATGGCCAAGATAGTTTAAATATGTTTGTTTGAGCAACATACTCACGAATAGTATCAAGTGCTATTAGTGCGTTAAGAATTATGTCGGTTGGTGGAGTGATTGGTATATACACTGCATCTTTCACGGTTGACATTAATACAAAAATTAAAATATACACTTAAATAGGTAATATATATGCAATGTGTTGGCCAAAATTGCGAAAATCAACAATGAAAATAAGGGCTTTGGATGAAAAACTGGTTTAATTGAATTGGGTGAACCAATCGACCTTCAAAAATGAACCCCAACTGATGATTTTTAACATATTCAGAAAATGGCGAAAGAAGCACTTGCAAAAGCAAAAGAAGCCATCGAAATCGCCGATGAAAAACGTGCAAGAACGCAGATTGAAGTTGATAGTGCGCGGACTGTGTACGATTTAGCCGTACAAATGTATAATCAAGTCAGTGCAGAATATAGCGCAGCAATTAAAAAATATGTTAATGAAGTGAAAACGATTGGCGAAACGCTACAATATGAAAAGTTGATTTCAACAGGAATTTGTATGCTAAATATAACAAACAGAAGTCCTCACAGAATCAAAAGCAAATTCATAAAACCAACCGGAATAATACAGCATTTGGGGAAAAAAGTCACAGTAAAAACGCATTACATCAAATATCGTTTAATTAGGACGCCTGAAGGTGAATTAGTGCCAGATATACCAACTAAAGATACATTTTGTGAAGAGTGTAACGTTGTACAACGTAGTTACAATAAAACATACACGATTGATCATAAATTCAAACCATCAAAATTTTCTCAACAATACATTTATGATAATGTATTTATGCCAGAATTCATAGTTGATAAACATTTAGTTGCAGGAATGCGCTTGGTAAATGGTTGTTCATATGCTCTTTATGGAGATGCTGGTGGACCCTATATGATAGTAATGGTTGCTGAACTTCCACCCGCGACCAAATAGACACAAAAATTTTTGGAACGGGCCGGCTTTCGTAGAACTACCGAAATTAAGCTACACTGAAAGTGTCAGAACTGTCCACCAAAGGTGGACAGTTCTTTCAACCCCATTCTGGCGAAGCCAGAACGGGGTGTAGCTTAATTTCGGTAGTCTACGGCACCAAAATTGAATCCTTTTTACCGAATGTTTCAAGCATACAAATGGCTGATAAATCACTCGCTGAATTAGATGCAGAACTGGCCGCAGAAACAGAGAATTTCCGCGTGAAAAAAGCTGATTTAGAAATGGAACGGGCAGTAATTTACACGGCTATTTCGGATTATAAGCGTCGGCTTGTTGAAATCAGCAGAACAATAACCCGTAAAAATACACTTATACAAACAATTGAACTAAAACGGCGTGATCTTAAAAAATACATTAATTGGGTTGATAGGACATCTGGATACGAATGTGTGGAAATCGAAGACTTGAAATCATTTGGTTTGAAACAGGTTGGGCGTTCTGGCACATTTACAAGAAAAATAAAACGCGATGATGGAACAATTATTACACATACATTTACACCACTTAATGTATCATTTAGTGTAACAATTCATAAAGATGCAATATATTACTTGACGGTGCATCTTGACAATCCTGATGCACACACAAATGAATTCAAGGCATTCTTGCAGAAAAACATACAAGTTAAGTTAAAAAATTACTATAGCGCTCCATTCGCTAAACAATCAAATTATTCAATTGAAACAAATATCAACATCCGTCAATATCTACGTGATAATTATGATGTACAATTGTCATTTATAGATAATTCTATAGATGATTCTGTTGATTTTGGAACAATTGTGAAAATCAAAAATAGAGATCCAATTGAACTTGAAGGACATTTGAAATTTTCACATCCAAGTTGCAAATGGTATCATCTTACGATTTCATAAGAATTAAACTTAAATGTATTTTTAGTATAATGTAAATAAAAATGGCAGAAAAGTTCACGAAACAACTTGAAGATTACATAAACGATACGAAGGTTAAATACGACACATTACATAGTGAATTAGAAAATCTCGAACATACGAAAGGAACAATACAAGTGCAAATCAATGCTACAAAAAAGGAGATTCGGAAACATATTGCTGTAAAACGCTCATTTGAGAAAAAAATCAATAAGCATACGAAATCAAAGAAAATCATTGATGCATTTCACGAATATGGTGTATATGTTGCATCTAATCAACTCGTTGATATAATGGATCACCGTCGACCCATAAATGAATATCAAAAAGACATGTTTCCAGGAATTGAACGACATGCTGGAAAAACAACGTTTAAGGTTCTAAATACGGCTGGTAAATATGATAAGTACACAATAGAAACAACAATGATTGATTATGAATTAGTTGTTGTTGATGGAATGCTAAGGCTTGCAGAGCCAACAACTGATGTTGAAAGACAAGTATACAATTGTTTAATAGGTATGAAAGCTACATATTGTTTTAGGGATGAAGAAATTATATGTGAAATCGATAAAATGACAACTACTAATGCTGCGCATATGAGGTTTTTGCAACGTTTACTTCTGAATAACAAAAGAGATTCATTTGTTACATTACCATCTATATCAGAGCATATCTTTTGGGAAATCAAAACAAAAGATGCGTTGCATTTCTTTGTATCACTTCAATTATGTAAGTTCACCCCAATTGGCAAGAAAAATGTAGCGACAGCAGCGTAAAAATGAATAGAATAAATTGGCTAAGCCAATTTATTCGGGAACAATTTTTCAACGAAAAATTGAATAAGTGTATTTCTTCATTAGTAAAAATTTTCATTGAAAAATGTTGCACAAATTATTAATTAATATCGGGATAGCAGTCGTTTCTACAGCAATTCACGAATGGGGTCATGCTTATATGGCATGGTCGCTTGGAGACTATAGCGTTAGACACCTTCTAACATTAGATCCCCGTGTAAACGTTAGTCCAAATGTTATACTTGGAGAAGTATTAGATTTTATGAACATTGACGTTCCAATGTTTCTAACATATGGCCATGTTGTTATTCAGCCTGAAAATATACAACATAAATATGGAATGTTGTTTGTAGCACTTGCTGGTCCTTTGATGAATTTGTTCTTAGCTTGTTTAGCAACAAATAGTAGAATCGCAATGTTGTTTGATGGATTAATTTCACACAAACTACAATCATACATAATTGCACAATTTATGCATCATAATGTATTAGCATTCTTCGTAAATATGCTACCGTTTCCTGATTTTGATGGATTTATAATCGTTGAACAATTTTGGCCAGATGTAGCGCGTTGGATGAAAACATGCAACACCGCGATAATTTGGGTTTTAGCAACTATTCTAATTAACAATTATTTGGAACATGCATATGTATTGGTTTGGCATATTTCATCATGGGGGCGCATGTTTTGCGCGGAATGGTAATGACCGTAAAAATTGAATTGTTAAGTGTATTATTTACATTTTTAAATGTTTTCAAAATGGTGGGGAAAAAAGAGAAATCCCTTGTAGAATTAACCAGCGAATATGATGCTGCCCTTTTCGCAGAAAATGAATTACGAAAGGAATATGATGCTGAAAGTGTAATATTGTATGACAAAATTCGCGAATGTAAAGAACGGCTGAAGAAAATGACACGAAAAGTTTGCTCAGCAACCGCAATTACAAATAATCTTGGAGTAAAAATGAATGTAATGAAGGAACTTGTTGATTGTATTAACAAAAATCAGAAGTATATATTTAGTAAATACATATATGATAAACATGTCGGAATCAAAACGTGTGGCGATGATACATATGAAAAATATGTAAAGCTTGATGATAGAACAATTAAACATGTTCGATTGACTAAATTGCCAAAGCTTACATTAAATTATGAAGTGCGTCCCAAATTACGCACATTTCTGATGCAAATAGATGAATCAATTGACTATCCGGACGATTTTAAAGAATTTGTAAATGAAAATTTAACATTTAAACTTGCAGATAATGATGATAATCAATTTGTTACTGGACATCTTGCTGAAGATGTTGATATACCTAAACACATTAATGATTTTATAGGCAATATATATTTTGCGGAAGAAGCCGTTACTTTATTTACCTCCCGCATGGATGTTAGGAGGGTGCCACCTATTATATGTAACAATAATATATATAAACTTACATATGAAGATGCCACGAAAGCTAAAAAATGAAACTATGTTTATTAACATTTTTAGCGTTTTACAAGGGCAATGGATACGCTTAAATCATTAACAGCAGAACGCGGTATACTGCTTGAAATCATTCGAACTACGCAATTGCAGATAGCAGAAGTAGATCGCAAGATGAATGTCACACGAAAACTCATTCAAAAAGAAAAAGATGCACATGCTAAACTTGAAAGCTTCATTGAATTTATTGGGAGAACATCTGGTGAATTTATATTTAGTCAGCCTATTTATCCGAGAGATTATGACATGAAACAACAAAAAGGTATTCTTTGTAAAAATACCGATTCAGCTGATGCATTAACTACATACAAATTGTATCCAATGGAACAACTAACATATACTACGACATTAAACACAGTTGACGAAAAATATTATTTGTCTTTCACTGTGAATAATGCAAGTACATTTGCATCTGACTATTTGGATTTTATACACAAAAATGTGTCTATTAAGATTTATTTACCGGAGCAACTTGTATATACGTCATATACTACAAAAGTTGAATCATGCAACATTGGTGAACTAATCGAAGTTCCATTCAGAGATTCTTATTATATATATATTAAGTACATGAACATAAATATATATGGTAATTTACTAAAGATAGATGTGATTGACAAAGAAACACTTACATTATCAGATAAATCAAAACATATTACGAATGATTTCGGCATAATAGCCTACAAAATACAAAAGGTAACTAAGGCCAAAAAATGAAATGCTTGCTTATCCCCACACATTTTTCATAATTAGATATGGCGGACACAGTTCTTGATGCTATGGTGCCTGAGACTGCGCCTGCGCCTGCGGTTGCACCTGCGGTTGCACCTGATGCTGCGCCTGATGCTATGCCTGATGCTGCGCCTGATGCTGTGCCTGATGCTGCGCCTGATGCTGCGCCTGATGCTGTGCCTGATGCTGCGCCTGATGCTGTGCCTGCGCCAGTGGTTGCACCTGCACCTGACGCATTCGAAAAAAGTTTGGAAGATGCAATTGCATCATATGACACTACTAATGCGACACAACGGTCAGATATTCAAACCGAATTGGATACATATGTGAAGCTTAAAAATGATACGCTAAAACATATTCGAAGTCTAAAACATAAAATTGCTGTGATAAGCACTAAAAAGAAATTTCTTATTAAGAAACTTGAATTATATAGAACGAGCGTTGCTGTTATAAATGAAATCAAGGTAAATAAATATATAATATTTAATTGTTATAAACATACACAACAATATTTCATAAAGAACTTAGGAAGAGTTGTTAAGAACAATTATTGTGCATTGAATACCAAAGGTAAATATGATAAATACGCTATTAATATTCAATGTATTAAGATGGATTTAGTTATTGTTGACAATAAATTTCAGTTTGCTGAACCTAAAACTGAGATAGAAAATATAATTTATAACATTCTTAAAATGAAAAATGCATATTTTAGTACTATAGTTTACGACCGTGTCTGTGGAATCGATGAAATGACACTCGATAATGCTGAAAATATTGATTTTGTACATAAATTAATTAATATGCATATTAATCCACTCATTCGTGTAAATTACTTTGATTTTCTTAAACAACCATTGTATTATCCCATTAATAAAAATTGTATAAATGTCGCGGAAAATGCTTGGCATTTCTGGGTTGAATTTGCAGTCTTGCAGTTTGAACCACTAAGCGCGGCAGCGAAAAAACGCCTTGCATAAAAATGAAATGCACACCTTTTTTATTGCAGTTTTATTCATAATCTCCAACAAAAATGGCGAGTTTTGCGCGAGCAACATATGCATTTCATGATGGTTCTGTAGTAGATTTGTTTGTTCCAACAGCTTGTACAATCGCACTTCTTCAAAGTGCGGCAGTATTGAATTGGTTTCGCGATCAACGCGTTAAGTTTGCATCTGTTTCTCCAAGCATTTCTACATCGCTTGACATTCGCAAAACATTGAAAGCATTAATCATGTTGGAGGTGCAAATTCTCGTTATTGTGAATTCAGAAGAACAACGGATTTTAGCGCAGATTGGTCTAATTCATTTGGATGAATTTAATGAACCTGGGCATATAAGTTTTCTATGGCATTTAGTACATGTTCTAAAACCAACTCTTGATCGAACTGCATACCATGACCATGTTTGCGATTTTGTTAGTTTATACAATGAAATGGTTGGTAAACTTTCATCTAAACGTGTAGGTGATATTATTGCGGTATATATGACACGAATTAATCGTGCAATTGATGCTTATGTTAGCACAATTGCATAAAAAATGAAACCAACTTTTTTATGAGATGCCAACAACAGAAAATGGCCGCAGAAGATGAATACATGGCATCACTTGAAAAAGCACTTGCGGATAATGCTGCAGAATCAGCTGTCGCATCTGAACGTCTGAAAATAGAATTAGATGGATTGTTAGAAATACAACGAACAACAAAGGCTCAAATCATGAAAATTCGCAGGAAACTGGTAGGTATTGACCCACATCACCGCGCGCTTAAAGCGCGCAAGAATGAATATGAAGAACAGTTGCCCTTCGAAAACATTTCGAAACATATAAGTTTATCATAGGTACAAAAGTGTTAGGAATAAAGAAGGATAGATTGTGTCTCTTGAATGCAAAAGGAAAAACAGATAATTATAAATGCATAGTAACGCCGGTTGAACTTAGAATTGTAAAAAACCCAGAAGGTGGTATTAGTTTTGCTCCTTCTGAAGAATTACAACCAATTATTGATTATGTTACACAATATACAACGTTTAATCGGACGTCATACGACATTAAATATAAAATGACTGAATTATCTGTTGCTACTTCAGAAAAACAAACAAAATTTATCGATGATTTATTCGAAAATTATATGAATATTTACATATGTGAAACAAGTCAACATCCATATATTGTTCATTTTATGAATAGTGACATACATGATTCTACGATTGTTCTGAAAATCGATGTAACAACGTTTACACCTATTGGAAAAGCGCCCGCCTTATGAATTAACTACTAACCACAATTTATTTTGAATTGCATGAGTTATTTTTGTTGGTGTTAAATATGATGTACGTAGTGTTAAAAAGTTTAATTCCTTGAACCGGTTATTATCGTTGCAATCTACAACAATCATACCGACCTGTTCCGAAATTAAGATACACCCCATTCTGGCTTTGCCAGGGTGGGGTTGGGGGAGCTGTCCGCCAGGGCGGACAGCTCTGGCGCTTTCGGTATGGCTTAATTTTGGTACCGTGGGTTTCCGAAATTAAGATACGTTCTTAATTTCGGAAACTCCACGTAGGCCCTTACGATCCCGAAATTAAGATTGTCAGGGCTGTCCGCCAGGGGTGGACGGTTCTTTCTATCCCGTTCTGGCTTTGCCAGAGCGGGATGTATATTAATTTCGGGATTGTAGGGTAATCCATTTTCGGTGTCTGCTATATTAATTCAAATGTTGTTTTCTGGAAGTTCTGGCATATATTATCAAGCAACACATTTTGGTCACACTGCTGTATTCGATAGAATGTATACAAATCTTGCCGATGAGATTTTGGTAATGCAAAGAAAAAGTGTTGACACAAGTGATGTAATGCATATTATTGCATCACGTACATTAGAGATTGAAACCGCAATTGAAGAATATGTTGCGAATATTCCTGCAATTTATGGCTGTGTAAGTCATTAAATTAAAAATGTTTTTAATTGTTTTTAATCAACATCATCTGCTGCTGTTGCACCTCCACCAGTTGATGGTGCAGGCGTATCAACACCTCCAGAAGCATACAGGCGCATCATAATAGGTTTAACAGCTGCTTCAACTTCTTTATATTTTGCATCATATGCAGTCGCATCCGCCGTTGCCCCCGTTTCTTCAAGCCAACGCAGACCATCCGCAGCAATTTTACCAAGCATATCCACATCTTCAGAAGATAGTTTTGCACGAGCTTCAGTATCTTCAGCAGAACGAGCAATAGTAAGTAAATAGCTCTCTAATTTGTTGCGTTCTTCAACGCGTGCACGAACTGCTTCATCTTCCGCCGCAAATCGTTCCGCTTGTTCAACCATACGGTCAATTTCTTCTTTTGATAGGCGACCTTTATCATTTGTAATTGTGATTTTTGTGTTTTTACCAGTCCCTTTTTCGATCGCCGAAACATTCAAGATGCCGTTTGCATCAATATCGAGTGACACTTCGATTTGAGGGATGCCGCGAGGTGCTGGAGGGATTCCATCAAGATGGAATTGACCAAGTAGGCGATTATCAGCAGTTCGCGCACGTTCGCCTTCATAAATTTGAATATTTACACGTGTTTGATTGTCGGAAAATGTCGAAAACACTTTGGATTTCTTGGTTGGAATGGTTGTATTACGCTGAACAATGGCAGTCATGATGCCACCAGCAGTTTCAACACCAATTGAAAGAGGTGCTACATCACATACAACAATGCCATCGGTTTTCTCTGAACGACCACCAGATAAAATGTGTGCTTGTACACAGGCACCGAAAGCGACCGCTTCATCTGGGTTTATTGATTTGTTAAGCTCTTTACCACCAAAATAATCACGTAACATTTCTTGTAGTTTGGGGATACGTGTTGAACCTCCAACAAGAACAATATCATCAATGTCAGATTTAGAGAGTTTTGCATCCCGCAAACATTGTTCAACCGGTTTTATGGCACGGGCAAATATTGGTGCGCATAATGATTCGAATTTTGCACGTGTTAGTGTGCAAGTGAAATCCACACCATCCATTAGCGAATCTATTTCAATTTGAGTTGTGCTTGTTGTTGATAGTGTTCGTTTAGCACGTTCACATGCCGTCTTTAGACGACGCAGTGCGCGTTGATTTGTACTAACATCAAGTTTACTACGGCGCCGAAATTCTTCGACGCAATATTTCATGATTTCGTTATCCATGTCTTCTCCCAATTATGTTATCGCATAGTTCTTTATCTATGCTTCTTGTAGTTTCCTACAAGTTCAGACTATATCTTACATAAAACGTAAGTTTTATGTGAACCCATTCGTGCTTATTTCTCCATAGCAAACGAGTTTGCCTTAGGATACTATAAGTAGTCGTTGAACTTTCATCTTCTTTCGAAGATGCTTAGCTGCGGATTGCCCATTTCATTGTTTTGAAGCAAAACAATTCATTCCCCACATTTTTACCATACAAAGGTTAATTACTCCTTTCCCTCATCTACATCACTGTGATGAGTTGGTAGTGGATTGATTCGTATAAATTCTTGGACATGCTTTTTGTGTGAATTAATTATCTCTGTTATTATTTTGTCACTTTTTTCTAAGTTTTCTTCTGCGAGGCAAGGGCGTAAATTAGTCCAGTGAAAACATTTTAATTGTTGATCATGTTCTGATAAATCATATGCTGAACATGGTATTACATGATCAATATGCCATTCATTCATGTTTTCCCAAGATAATTTAGGTACTGAAACTTCAAATAAATATTCGAACCATTTTTTAAGTATATAATAGAACAACCAACATAATTAGTTGTTTTATTATTCTTTCTTAATGTACATGCTTTTAATGCATCGACAATTCGATGATTTAGTCTGTTTCGAACACGTTTATTGATTTTCATTCCATCCCTTTTCCACTTCGCTTTTATTTTGTCTTTATTTGCTGCAACATACTTTTTCTCGGAAAGTTTTTGCTTTGCTTTGTTCCACTTAATCGGTTTCCAACAACTGTTACATGTTTTAAAATATCCAGTTGAAGATTTCTTTGTTGGTCGAAACTCTGACGATGATTTCGATTCATTACACACTTTACACATAAGTGTAGTTATATGCAATGTATTAACTTGTTTTTTCTTACGATTAAGTTTGCAGCATTTTCGACAAAACTTGTCTAATCCGTCAGCTGAATGTTTATATTTATTAAATTCAGATGAGAGTAGAGATAATTTACATTTAGCGCATGTCTTTTCACTTACAGGAATTTTAGGTATTTCAAGCTTTACCTTTAAACGTTGATGATGTTGTTCGAGTCTACAATTAAAGCATACATTTCTGTATCTTTTCTCGTATTTTTCGAACATTTCGACGCTTAATGTTTTACAACATTTGATGCATTGTTTTTCTTCCATTTCCTTATAAATACCTATATGTGATTAGAATTTTTCGATTCAATTTTTAGGACTTTAGGGTGTTCCCGCAATTAGAGTTCTTTATTCTGAGCCGTGAAGTTAACCCAGATGCCCATCACCGCCTGTGGCAAGGACTTCAAATACACCATCATCTATTTCTAAAATTGAAATGTCATGGGTTCCCACCCAATTGTTATCGTACGGCTCTTTATCCGTACTTCTCATAGTTTCCTACGAGTTCAGACTATATCTTACAGAAGAATTGTTTTGCAGCGAACAAGTATTTCGCTTTTAACAGTTGTTGACGTTTTTGGATACATAATTGTATATGTGTAACCATGCTCTTCTCCCCAGGCTATAGCACAACGTTCCTTCGCTGGCCATTTACCGGTTTCGACTTGACGTATATGCCATATATGATTATCTTTGATTTCAATTAACATCTTAATATCAGGTAAACAAAAGTCTACAGAATATTTTCGAGGTTTTCCATCAAATTCATATTTTATTTGTGGTCCATTTTCGATTTTCACCGAATTTTCATTACACCATTTAATAAATTGTAATTCTGGCCCACTTTGATAAATTATTGTGTTTCCATTTGGCATTTTATACGATCGTCGTTTGAAGATTTTATTGCAAAAGCTACATTCCCGACAAAGTGTTTTGTATTTGTTTTTACGTACTTCCAAGTCACGATTTATGAACGTACATTCACATCCTTCACATATATATTCAATATAATATGGTTTTTCGATGAGATTATGTTCAAAATCAACTAACATTGGAGTAAATCGTGTTTGATTAAACACTTTGAAAGCAGGTATATACACAAATTGTGTAATATCTGTAATTTTACGATTGCCGATACTGACGATTTTAGACCGAAGATTTTCAAATTCTTTTTCATCCAAATGAATGTTAGAATATCGCAGTCTAAATTCATCGTCATACTCATTCCATTCTGTTATAGATGCATCAACTCTTTCATGTAATGAAAGAGAATTCCATTTCATCACTGGAGGTTTTTCGATTTTTTTACCCGCACCAGCTAATCTAGCTTTTGAGTATTCTTGCATCTTTTTTGAATGGTTTTGGCGTTTAGTTTCGTCTAAATTACAGCATACTGCACATTTATCCATATGTTTGTTCACTTTACGAATATACAATGTCAAAGATATTTCCTGTTCAATCGCGCATGTCCAACATTTGTACTTTACAACAAATGAGTTATTGCGTGTGACACATTTGTCATTCAATACAAATCTATAAATAGGAACTTTTGTATTAGATGCTGGATGTACCATTTTTGTAATTGCACGTGTCAAATGGGAAACATCTTCTCCGGTTGTTTTATTTCGTATTTGAACAATATTGTCAACATATTTTGCGATAGTTATTTCTTCTGTTTTGGCGCTCATGGATCGGATATGATCTAGTCGTTGAACCTTCCTTTACAGGCTTGGCTGCTGATTGCCCAATCCCTTCAATTTTTTAGAACCTTCACGTTCGCAACCCAGAGGGTCACCCCGTTGTGGTATTGAGGGCTATAAGGGGTTTCCAGCAATTCACCAAATTTTTTATTGTGGAGGCAGAACACCTATTTACCACCACAGTCAAAGATTAACACTTTACGTTCACTTGCACTCGCGCGGTCGAGACCGTACGCGAGTGCGGCTGCAGTTGGTTCGTTAATAATGCGTAAAACGTTTAACCCTGCAATTGTTCCTGCATCTTTCGTTGCTTGTCGTTGTGAATCATTGAAATATGCCGGCACAGTTATGACCGCATTTTTCACCGGTTTACCCAAGTAGCTTTCCGCCGTCTGTTTCATTTTCGCCAAAACTTGGGCTGAAATTTGTTCAGGATGAAAAGTTTGCACGCTGCCATCAGGTCCAGCGACTTCAATTAGAGGTTTGTCTTCTGGTCCAGCAATTACCTTAAAAGGCCAATGTTTAATGTCAGCTTGAACGATTGGATCAGAAAATTTGCGTCCAATAAGACGTTTTGCATCATAAACCGTGTTGGCTGAATTACCAGCAGCTTGATGCAGGGCGGCTTCACCGACAAGACGTTCACCATCAGCAGTGACGGCGACGTAAGAAGGCATCGTGCGATTACCTTGTTCATTTGCAATGATTTCAACGCGATCATTTTGCCAGACGCCTACACAGCTGTAAGTGGTACCAAGATCAATGCCGATTGCGATAGATTCACTTCCTGCCATTCTTTTGATTCGTATTTTTCGCCTGGGTTTTTTGTTTCAATTTTTTGAACGCAGGCGCGCGTGCCCGCGCTCCCCAAATTGAAACATATGAAAATTAATAATTCACATATTAAACTATCAAATCATGCCGAAAACACCCCGCAAAATGAATTTCTCCACATATGCTAAATACGTACTTGTATCTGGTAAGATCGTGTATTTGTATGTACCAGATGCTTTCACGGAAGAAATGCTTAAAAATCAAAGCGTGTTAGATATTATGAGCGATTTCTATGGAGAAAAAGTGACGTATGCGGAAAGGAAACGCGAGACGTTGAAATTTTACCTTGCTAAAACACTTGATGTGAAAGTGGCTTTGATATGCGCATTATATACGCTTATATCAAGTCTACCAAGTCGAATTGATACGCCAGATTCGGTGGATCAAATATTTATGGTGCATTTCATCTCATGTTTTGCTTCCATGTTAAAGAATGGTGAAACTGCTACGTTTTCTGTTAATGAAACAGTGGCATTTGACTTCTTTCTTAGAGTAGTTACCCCCATTACCAGCGATTACGTGGGTGCACTAACACGCGCTAATACCAGAACAGGCGGAGAATTAGATATACGTGTTAGTTTTGCTCTTACGAAACTACATAATGACATTATTCAGGAAATTGACCGCTGGATGGACGAATCGTAAAATCATCCAGCATTTTTAGTTCCCACATTTGAACCAGCTGTAAAATCAAAAAATGAAACCCATTTTTGTGACATTTTTAGGCCGTAGAAGATGCTTTCAGACAAATCTCTCGCAGAACTTTCCGCTGAATACGCGACTCTTAGCGAACAACTGACCATTGAAAAAGAGGCTATACGTGAAGAAATTACATTATTAGAAGATGCAATACGAACTACAAAGGCTCGTATCACTGACCTAAAAAGAAGTATTGACAGAATACGGTGTAAAATTGGTGAGATTGCATCAAAGAAACGCGAAATCGAAAATTTTAATATTTTAGTTGAAAAACGATTTATAATTGATTTAGAAGACGTTTTACACCAAGGAAGATTTAAAATGCCGATTTTTATAGTTAGTTCTGCTATTTAAACGCATCTATCAATGTAGATTATAAAGGATGCCTAAGAAGAAACCGAAAGATGAAAACACTAAACCAATAATTATGAAAAAACCTTACAAAACAATCAAGA